GTGGCTGATATTACGGTCAAGCAGTGGGTCGATTTGTTCACTCAAGAAGAAAGGAAGAACAGCAGGAGAGCTAGGCAACTTCTTGTTCAATTGCGATCTGCCATGGGTTGGTGCATTCGCCGACATTTTATCCCTGATTGCGCAGTGATGAGGGTTGAGCCTCGCGACGTGGGGAGCCGATCAGAAACCGGGGATAGAACTCTCACTTACTACGAACTTTCAGACATATGGGTTGCGATAGAGCGGAGTCGTGCCTCAACGTCAAATAAACTATTACACCAGATGCTAATGCTGTGGGGGGCGCGGCTGTCAGAACTGAGACTATCCGAGCGTCACGAGTTCGATATGAGAGAAATGGTCTGGACAGTACCAAAAGAGCATAGCAAAACTGGAAGGGAAATCAGACGCCCTATCTTTGCTCATATTGAACCTTTGTTGGAAAAGGCGATGCTAACTTATGATAAGGTTCTTTTTCCTGGAAATTTAATCACTGAGCCTTTAACGATCGCCGCCGCAAACAGGTACATAAAACGTATTCGAGAAGGGCTGGAGCTAGGATATTGGCGTGCACATGATTTTCGTAGATCTTTAGTGACACGCCTTTCAGAGGCAGGCGTAGCCCCACATATTACGGAAAGAATGCTGGGGCATGAATTGGGGGGGGTGATGGCGGTATACAATAAGCACGACTGGATAGAAGGGCAGAAAGAAGGATATGAGATACATGCTGAAAAGCTGTTCTGGCACGTTAAGAAAAAGCTTTCTGGTTGATGCCGCCATTTAGAATCCACTGATTAACAGCGCTTTCTAAATAAGCTTTAGGGTGAGTACGTACAGGCTTGGGGAAATAGTACTTTTTCTGGTAAGAGTACATTGTTTGTCGTGATGAAATACCAAGTTTCATCATGACTTCCTTTTCAGGTATCAGATTGATATCTTTCATACTACCTCGAAAAATAAAGTTAATTATTCTGTTATGTTTTACCCACGCAACTACCCCTACAGCCAGTAGCCATCCTGATAAGTTGCGTGTTGATTTAGGGGGAGGGGTTATTTGTAATGCGGGTGATAGCATCATCAACAATGTGAAACACCTTGTCTTGTTCTTCAGTGGTCAAATCTCGACCAAGACTGAATTCCATCGAATCGACCACGGAAAATGCATACCCTTCAATCGAGCTACGCATAGCCCCGGTAATGTCTGACATTAAAATTTTCATTACTTTTATCCTTCTAAATATGCATTTATAAAGACTTTTGCCGCGTCCGCGTTGAGGGCGTTGCCGTAGGGTTGCTTTCATCGTGGCGATTTGCGACCACATCCACAGCGGCCCTAAAACCAAACCAGTTACTCCATTCTGGTCGCTCGCCTGTAGCGGCTTCAAACATGTCAGACAGTGCATCCTCTGCGTGGTCACGTTCCTCAATCAATTTTATCTCGCTCGCTTCTAGCTCGGCGATACGTGATAGTAGTGTTGAGACGTACTCTTGCGGGTAAAGCGGGATTGTTGGATTATTGTCCATCGCTATTGCTCCAGTCGTTATCCCATACTGCATAGGCGTGGTCTTCGTCGACTTCTACAGCGCCAGTACTACCACATTGGGGGCAAGTGATTTTGTCTCCATCGTATAACCAGGGATCACTACCGTCCTCTGTCTCTACCTTGAGTATGTCGTTGTCACATAGTGGACATATGCCAACCCATGAAATATTCAGATTCTTCATTGGACTACCGCCATTTTTCCATATTTAACGGTTTCACCAGCATTCAGACCGGCATCAATCAAAAATGACAATGCAATAAAAATGTCATCTTTATTTTTGCAGTGGCACGAATTAACAAAGTTTTCGATGGTGCTTTGTGCCAATGCTTTTATTTCTTTCTCACTTAAATGTGGCTGGTTATGCTTCTTCATGATGTTACTTCCTTCCCCTATCACAATTCCAAAAGGACTTAACTTCTTCCTCGCTATTCCCCGTAAAAGTAATATTTCCCCTTATTAAATCGCAGTAGTGATTGAGCGTGTATGAATGTATTCCAGCGTTGCACCTATTCGGGCTAACATATGTCTCGCCGGATTTACAAAATGGGCAGGGATTTAATTCAATCATCTTGTTATCCTCATTTACCGAGCTTTTCGGTCAGTTCGGCCACACATTCCCGCGCCGCCTGCCTATAGTCGTCTGCGGCCTTGCCGGTATACTTGACGTCTACAGCCCGCTCAAAAGCATCAAGGGTGTCGAAAAAGCAGCCAGCAGCGATGCGGATCTCTTTGCCTGTCCACGCTGCAAAGACGGTGCGGCCTGAGCGTCCACACCCTTTGCGATATGCGATGTTGCTTATACGCTCTGGGTCGAGATAGAGCGACCGGCAGGTAAACTTTTCCGGTAGTGTGGTGATGGGGGTGTCGCGCAGGTCGAGCCAGCCACCGACGCTCAGATTGTCCGGCAGCACAGTGATACCGGTGCCGCCCAGGTAGAGGTCGCCGCCCACAGTTAGTCCTTCCGGTAGCGCGGTGATGCTGGTGTCGCTCAGGTCGAGCGAGCCACAGACGCTCAGATTGTCCGGCAGCGCGGTGATGCGGGTGCCGCTCAGGTCGAGCGAGTCACCGACGCTCAGATTGTCCGGCAGCGCGGTGATGCGGGTGCCGCTCAGGTCGAGTTCGCCGCCGACGCTCAGATTGTCCGGTAGTGTAGTGATACCGGTGTCGCTCAGGTTGAGCCAGCCGCCCACAGTCAGGCCATCCGGCAGTGCGGGGATGGGGGTGCCGCGCAGGTCGAGCGAGTCACCGACGCTCAGATTGTCCGGCAGCGCGGTGATGCGGGTGCCGCTCAGGTCGAGTTCGCCGCCGACGCTCAGATTGTCCGGTAGTGTAGTGATACCGGTGTCGCTCAGGTTGAGCCAGCCGCCCACAGTCAGGCCATCCGGCAGTGCGGGGATGGGGGTGCCGCGCAGGTCGAGCCAGCCACCGACGCTCAGATTGTCCGGCAGTGTAGTGATACCGGTGTCGCTCAGGTCGAGCCAGCCGCCCACAGTCAGGCCATCCGGCAGTGCGGGGATGGGGGTGCCGCGCAGGTCGAGGTAGCCGCCCACAGTGATATGCCCGTTGTCTGATACGGTATGCTGGATGCCTTTCTCAGTAAGGTGACTAATCAAATCAAACATTTTTATTATCCTTACTCGCCTTTAAGCTTGCGATACTCTATTTCTGTGTTTATACCAATAGGCCAAACGCCTTCTTTCTCCTCAATGAGAGAGCGAACAAGATGTGCGGCATGGATGATAAAGGGTCTGATTAGTCCCAAATCGTGGATGCGATCATCTGACTTCATCTTTTCTCCTGACATTGCCTTTGATATATGAGCGCTAACCAATCCCTCTAAAAGCTGACGAATTTCAATTTCGTCAAAGCCACCGGGATATTTTGCTTTTGATTCATCAGACATGTTTTTCTCCTCTACCATCCACCGCCGACACCGACTGCCAGAGCGGCGTTGTGTGATGAGTCCAATGACACATTGAGGCGGATAGTCGTGTTGGGTGAAGTTTTGTACTGGATACCCCCTGCGAGGGCATTAGCGGACTGGTAATTTCCTACCGCGACGCCGTAGGAAAAGCGGTTGCTGGCCACATAGGGGATCGAGGCTATCGCCGCTACACCCGCAATCCCGGCGTGCAGTCGCTTCTCCGCCCGCTCGATACGCGTGTTTAGCTGGCTGAACTTGTTGTCGGTGTAATACCTGGCTTCATTGGCCCGCGTATCGGTGTAGGTCTGCGATTGGCGCAGCGTGTCAGCGGTGTCGATATTCAGGGTATCAACCCGCCAGTTGGTATAGTCGTTTGCTGATTTCAGCGTCGCGGCGTCCCCGTCTCTCCGTGCCAGGGACTCGTTGGCAATGGCTTCATTGCGGGCCGTCTGCTCCACCTTTAACAGGGCATCGGTACGCGCATTGGTGGCTGTCTCACGCTCGTCCGTGTGTGACCTGGCAGCACGCAGCGTATCGGCATTCCCTGTATCGCTGTGAGCATTAGCCACGGCCAGCGTGTTGGCATTGGACACCTGCACCTGCCCCACATTGGCGGCATCGGTTTTTGACGTCCCTGCCTTGACGCCGCTAATAAAGCGCTCACCTACATTGACCTCATCAAACCTTGCGGTGAGGGAGCCGGTTCCCAGCGCAACCCCGCCGTTTGTAGCATATGCACCGTAGCCCAGCGCCACCCCGCCGTAGCCTGCGGTCGCACGGGTGCCGACTGCCACCGAGCCTTGCCCCTGTGGACCAGAACTCAGGGCGGCTGACTCAGCCCCAACGGCCACGCCGAAGCTGGCTTTTTCAGTCGTGGCCCCCTGGCCAACGGAGACCGCGTTATAGCCGCCTTTGGCACCATTCCCCACGGCGACACCCAGCGCCTTGCTGGCGTCACCGCCCACTACAACACTCTGTTCATCGGCGACCCCGCCCTCACCCAGGATGATGGCCCCGGCGTTCGCCTGGTTCTTGTCCCCGATGATAATCCGGGGATGATTTTCTGAGGTGTTGTACTGTTTGGTTTCGTTCTGCTGCCCAATCACCACAGAATTATCCTGTGGCACCGTGTTCTGGTTCCCGATAACGGTGCTTTTGCTGCTCGGCACGTTATTCGCCTCGCCGCCGTCAAGGTTAATAGAGCCGTCAGCGGAAAACGCGGAAGCTGTCATGACAGCACAGACAAATCCCGCTAAGATAGTTAGCGTTGTTTTCAAATTCATTGATATATTTCCTGTATGGATTTGGTTTTGAAAATGACAGGCGTGAGGTGGTGCAGCACTTCACGCCACTTTATTTCTCAGTCTCAAACGCTTGGTGTTAATTGCCGGAATGGAGCGCCCGGTTTTTTCTGCAATCTCCTCATTGCTAAATTTTCCCGATGTTATTAGCGATATTTCCTCATCATTCCAATGGGGTGGATTTATCCTGACGCCTATATATCTCGCTTTTAGGCATACGGCCCTAGGTGACCGCTCAAGTTTTTCGGCAATAATATGGACGGGCATAGTGCCAGCCACTTCGCGCAAGAATTGGATCTCGTAAGGTTTCCACATATTAGGCATTTTCCCGATTAAATTAGTCAGATATGTCAACAAAAAGACAAGGATTGTTCTATTATCTTCTGTAAAATAATCACTGTTATTTTATTAGTAGTGAGGGCTTTCCAATCTTTATTTTTGCTCCGGGTACAAGATCCCCCTTTTTGCATTTATGCTGCCTCACTGGCGTAGTGCTTAATGATTTCAAGCTCTTTCTCCAATTCACCTAAAAAGGCTTTTATTTCCGATTCAATTTCGATAACCAACTCATCGTCACGAATAATGCGCTTCTGGAAGTAGGCCAAATCAGGGGGAAGTCGGTCGTCGTAACTGATGAAATCGCACCATTTCCTGTCGGTACACATCATCTGTGCGTGCATCTGGAGGAGATACTGACGCTTGGGTTTGCCGGACTTGATGGTTTCAAGGTGCGTCCACGTATTAGGGCATTTAATTTCTATGAGTCCATCATCATTCACCAGCCCATCCGGGCTTGCGCCAAATCCTTCGATAACAGGGTGGGGTATAAAGCCCACTTCAGAGACCTCAGCATCGAATTGGTTAAGCACATACATTTCACGGGCAACTGGCTCTAACTCATTTCCACGCCGCATGGCGCTGTTGGAATATCCTTCTTCCCGTGTCCCAGTCAGACGCTGGCAGATAAGTTCTGCCATGTAATTCTGGCGGCTGGCACTGTACCCAGATTTAGTACGCGCCATGACATCAGCCAGACGGCTGGCCGTGACCTTTCCGCAGCGAGCGGCAAACCATTCAGGTGATTTCTGTTCCATTACTCTGCCTCCGTAAATTCGGCTTCCTCAGCACTTTCACTTTTCAAGCTCAATTCGTAGAGGCGTTTTTTCTCGATAACGCCAATGATCTGACGCTCTTCATTACCCAGTCCAAGCCAGAAGGCTTTGAAGGATTCAGCACCAGATTTAGCGGCATCTTCGCCTTTGCTGATAAGTTCCGGGCGGCGGGAATCGCTTTCCCTGCCGACATTCACCTCAGCGGTTGTTCCCTCAATCACGCGCTCGGCTTCGTCCTTGTCGTAGATCCCGGCAAAGCCGAAGGCCAGACGTGCGCACTGGATCATTGCCTTGTGGCGCAGCATCCGTTTCGGGTGGGACTGCCACGGCCCTTTAACCTCATAGCCACTTTTAGACTTAAAGGCTTCGCGTTTACATTCATCCATCCACTCGGTGACGCTGATCGGGTGATTGCGATCTTTCCGGTAAATTTTGCATGTGCAGGATTCTATATCCTGTTCGAATTCCATCCCGTCGAACTGGTCGTGCCCGTTAATGATCCGTGCCCACCCGTCAACGCCAACCACCGGGACAATGCCATTCTGTTTATCCGGGAAGGCGTAGATTTCCTTCGTGAATGGATTTAGCCCGTACTGATTGGCAACGATGAGTAATGCGGTAAACTGGGCATCGGTAGCTTCGCCAGAAAAGGCGGTTGCCTTTAACACGCCAACCAGATCATCACCGGCATCCATGCCGAGGCGTTCAGCCAGCTTTCCGGCCATATTTGATAATGCGGTACTCATCACGCCACCTCGTCAAAGTTATCAGGGGTTTCATTTTCAGCGTGTGATAATTCCATCACGCGCTCTACGATCACCAGGCGTTGAACAATGTCATAAAGGAAATCTTCGAATTTATTTGTCATCCAGTCCGAATTTATAAGCATGAAAATCAACTTCTGGTCTGTATGAGGGAATAATGCCGAGGCAGCGCATCGTAGGGTGGTGATCTTGAGTCCGCGCATTTCTATCGCGGTGCGATCACCTATCAGGTTCTGCTCATCCTGCGATTTATCGAGCATCGCTTCGTACTTTTCCAACTCTGCATCCATGATTTGTTGAAACCTGTATTCTGACATTTTGCTGTAATCAATCATGCGTACGCCTCCACGCCGGGTTTAGCGCCAGCGATGAGATATTGTCTAATTTTGTCTAGTAGTGTTTTAGCGACGCCAATAGCGCCGCCGATAGCATTTGCCATTGACGTTACTCCTGAGTTTTAGGAATTGTTAATAGTTGATGTAAATTGCTGGTACGTTGCCAAGTGCAATAGTACGAATGCAAAGCTTGGCGTAATTTTCTGGAATGCCTGCTTTAATCAACGCGCCCAATGCAGTTTGGTTTACTGTTTTTCGGTGCTCGACATCAGCGGCGCGTTTTGCGGCTTCGTCTGCAATGCGCTTTTCCTCGGCCAGTCTTGCCGCTGCTTTTTGGTCTGCTTCTGCTTTTGCCCGCTGTTTTTCTGCTTCGATGGCTTCCTGCTTGTCACGCTCTGCGCGTTCTAGCGCTGCTTTTGCTTCAGCCTCGCGTTTTGCTGCTGCTGCAATTTCAGCCTCTGCTTGTCGCCTGGCCTGAATCGCTGCCTGGTGCTTTAATTCCTCTTCGTGAGCAATGCGCTTTCGCTCCGCTTCGGCTTTGGCTTCTGCTATTTCTCGGTCACGCTTTTCATTCATGAGCAAAGCTATTTCGTGGTCTGACTCGATGCGCTTGGCCAGTGCTTTGTCGAAAGCCTCGTTCATCTCCAGCGCTTCGGTGTGCCACGCCTGCATCTGCTGTACGGCCTTAATGCGGGCCTGTTCGGCTTCCCACTCAGTTACTGGCTTGCGGATTTCGACGGCCAATTCATCCAGCGCCTCACGTACTTTACGGCGACTGGCATCGACCAGGGCGGGCCGCTTTTTCATCTCAGCAACGAGGTTTTTACCTGCATCGTCAATCATCACTTTCGTGCTTCTGACATTTGCGGCCATGCTGATATAAACTTTACGCCCCTTGGCGGTGTTGATATCACCAACAACCGCTGATGCTTTGTCACGTATATTTTCAATGAGGCCATCAATAAAGGCGTCGTCGATAAATGCAAGCTCAAGTTCAGCCGGTACGCTGGGTAGGTTAGCTAGCGCAACCTCCGATTTTTCATCATTCATAAGTCAATCCTTTATCAGAAATCTCAACGAACTCACCTTCTGAATTCACCTCGTAAGGTGTGTTAGCTTTAATCCCGTTCTCACCAACATACGCAATGGCAAACCGTGTACGAGATCCATCGAAATATGGAATAGCAGCACAACTGCTTTCGCCTAGGACAATCCGATGAACTGATCCAGATGCTGCGACAATAGAATTTTTCCCAGTAGCAGCGATTTGGGCGCAGTCGCCAGAGCTACCGATTCGGGCGTCGTCGCCAGAGCTACCGATTCGGGCGTAGTGGCCAGAGATACCGATTCGGGCGTCGTCGCCAGAGCTACCGATTAGGGCGCGGTAGCCAGAGCTACCGATTCGGGCGTCGTCGCCAGAGCTACCGATTAGGGCGTCGTCGCCAGAGCTACCGATTTGGGCGTCGTCGCCAGAGCTACCGATTAGGGCGCAGTCGCCAGAGCTACCGATTTGGGCGTCGTCGCCAGAGCTACCGATTTGGGCGTCGTCGCCAGAGCTACCGATTTGGGCGTCGTCGCCAGAGCTACCGATTAGGGCGCAGTCGCCAGAGCTACCGATTTGGGCGTCGTCGCCAGAGCTACCGATTCGGGCGTCGTCGCCAGTGTTGCTTTCAGCTTCACTGGTGAGGTTAGCGACCATCTTGTCGGTGGCTGCTATTTCGGATTTTATGAACTCAGCATTGTAAATGTGGGTATCATACATTTTTTCAACAAGCCATCTGGCATCATCAAAGCGGCTATCGTTAATTAATGCTTGATGCACCTCAGAATATGAACCGCCCTGTGGGAATTTATCCAAAAAGTAGCGATATCCGTCAGTACAAGCATTCCATGCTTTAAGCTGCTCTTTAGTAATTTGCATGGAATACCTCAACGATAAATAGTGAGCGGAAAGTGGGCTTTAGGGTTATTCTCTAGCACTGCGCGCTTACGCAACCAGCGCAGGAGGCGAACGGTGTTATTTACGGGCGCTGTAGCTAACGGCGCAGTTCTAACTTTTTCTGTCTGTTGCATCGGGTTGAATCCTCCGTTTCATATCGGGGAGCGCACTGATCTGGTTGTTAGTGCGCTTTCGGGTATAAAAAAGCCCATCGCGAGGGATGGGCAAAGACTGCACACAGCAATTATGGGGAGGGGACAGGTCAAACTTCGGCGTTGAGTTCGTCTCGAATATCGCCAGCGGCCATCATCAGATCCCAATCGTTATCTCGCAGCGCGTCTTCCGCAACGCGCCAGGATATCTTGTACATCCTCATAAGGTACTGAATGAGTTCTGTTTTGTTCATGGGGAATTTTTTTGCCTCGTAATGCTCAACTATCATGCTTATACATTTCCAAGAATGCCTGTGCTATAAAATCAGCACGTTCAAGACTGTTATCCCTGTCGTATAAATTCATCGCAATAATCTGACTGAGTGTTTCCGCTGCAACAACCTGCACTCCCTCAGGGAGATCGAATAAGTTCATAGCTACCTCGTATTAAATTAAACTGGTTTGATATGATTTCTGCACCGCGTGGATCTTATTGCCGAGTGGGTTTGTGTCTCTGTACCAAATTCGGTGGTTGCGGCGTTCTTGCTGCTCTGCTGCTTTGATAATCTGCGTCTGAAATTCCTTCGAAGATTTATGTTCAAGCGCTGGTGATGTGAGCTTATCCCAAGCTTTACTTAGTTTTTTTGCAAACGCTGCATTCTCCCTGTGTTTAGCAATTAATTGGCCACGTTGTCGATAGCGGCGGTTTTTACTATTATCCTTCGCAGGTTTAACAATGATTACTGTCATAACTACCTCCAGTAAGTGGCTTTGGTGGTGTGGTGAGCTAGCTGTTGCCCTGGTGTTGGCTGTTTCTTATATCCAGCCCACCACACCCCAAAACCACTTGGTTCTGGTCTCCTACACTGGCAGGAGAATTCCCGTTATTTTTAAAGAGCGGTTAAAACAGAGCAGACTTGTTAATCCGCTTTGGTTTAATGCCTGGTTTACTTCTCCACCTCAGGCGGCAGTGGTATCTTGGAAGCTCTCACACAACCAAGAAGGAAATATTTGCATGTCATTCAAAGATATTGTTGAAAGTCACACGATTGATTTAAAAACGCTTCTAGATCAGCTAGAGGGCTATCCCTCAGATATTCGGGTCTCCTTCAGCGGCCTTGACTTCAAACGCGTGAAGCAACGAGGCCAGAACATGCTCCAGATTGAATTCAATCAGTCGGTTTATCGCACGGACGAAGATCTCCTGGTGGTTCAAGACCATTCACGATAGCCGTTGCATACACTGCTGCTTTTGCTGGTGTCACTGGGGCATAACTTTCGAGCGTTACGCCATCACCGAAGCGCTCGAAACAAATTTGGTCTTCATAAACCACCACGATCCACTTCGATAACGGGTCGTTGCCTTTGTAAATTTCAGTCGCTGACGTTGCGAATAAAAACTGGAGTGCGTTTTCGGCCTGCCTCTTAACTCCTACCCACATTTCGTAAACGTTTTTCTCAGAGAGTCTGTAAGGAACTTCAGAAATGGACTTCCTAGTGATTTTGCCGTTCTGATCCTTATCTAGTTCAAGAGCTAACTTCACATCGTTAACATCTGCTTCTGCTTTAAATTGCTGATCCATTTCCTATCCCCTGTGTGTTGTCTCCAGTTATGGTCTGCTCCAACCGCCGTAATGTTCGTAAGCCTCAGGCTGGCTACTTAAGCTCAGGCAATCAGCGGGTAACTCGTCGTATTTCCTGCTGGGATATTGCCGCTGCTGGTTGCTGCTGTGTCGTCTCGATGGGGTAACTTTATCTAAATGATAAATAATTGGCAATATCAAAATGATAAATTATTTGCGTTTTTTTTTATCATTTTGATTTTTAGATGAATTTATTTTCAAAAAAACCATACCACCACAGCTTTTGCCTATGATTTCGGCGCAAAATTCAGCTTGGGGTAGGCTGTGAGTCGGGGAACTTTAGGGTCAGAGTGGGGCAGGGTGCGCGGGAGTGCTGAACGGCAGGCATAAAAAAACCGGCCGGAGCCGGAGAGAGATATAAAGCAACACACAAACAGGGTTTATCCCACCATTAAGGTAATTGTAGTACAAATTATAGGGTAAAAAAAACCGGCCAAAGCCGGGAAGAAAGCGAATGTAGAGGTAACTGGGCTTTTCCTGCCCAGCCGTAAAGTGTAGTACAAAATCGAGGGTACAAAAAACCCGGCTCGGTGGCCGGGTTAGATCTTATGGCTAATTAAACTGGTTACTACGCTGCTTTCTTGCTTTCTTTGCGCATTCCATGGCACTCTTTGCTGCCGTCGATATGAACATCGCCGAGCATTTTAGGAGTTGCAGCCATAAGTTCTTCCATAGCAACTCCCATGCGTGCAAAGGTGTCTGAAGTGCTGAAAGACACTTTGGAACCGATGCTAGTACGTGGGTGTTTCATATGCTCTCCAAGGCCTATTATTAGGCTGTGATATTCTCTAACCACTACCACCAGTATAGCAGTAGTGAAAATTTTTGTTAGCCCTCTATACAAAAGAGTTTAACATTCTACTACTAAAATCCGGATTGTCCATCAAGGATTGAAGTGTAACTGAGAATAGATTTCCTTATCTGGTCTCTTGATGCAGTCATCAACACTGTGTCACCCTTGAAACCAAACCCCTGGTATAAAGCTATAACTTGCACGTTCACTGGTTCTATCACATTTATAACTTGGCAATCAACTGCGGTACAGAACATGTATGCGGCTATCAATGTGATAACAATCATCCTTCCATGCAAAGGGTGATCTGCATTGTTACGAACAAAGCTTTCAACAAAACAGATGTCAAAGCTATTTATATCAATATTATAGACACTTAAAGCCGCTCCTGCTGGGAGTGGATTTGTTTCGCCTACTAATTTTACGCAAAACTCAAACTTGTTTTGGTTATTTCCGTACCCATTAAATGCGAAGTCCCAGTTAAGCTCAGCATATGCTGTCATCATTGCTTGAAAGTCAGCATTCGTGATGGGACCTACGGCTAAAGGAATATCTTTTTGTTCCAACAGCATCTGAAGGTTATTCAGGGTGGCACTAGTAATCTGTTCTAGATTCACAGAAATTCCATTGTTGGATGGTTGCTAATTTTAAAGTTGATTTTCAATATATCACAATAGGTTACGTTGAGCCCCCCTCCGAACGCACCCCGGCCACTGGGAGGTTAGGAGGATTTAGCCACTTTAATGATTTTCTGTATCATCATGATCAACATAGCGAGTAGCTTTCACTATTGCTGATACATAGTGCATATTCTCAACTTCTCTAGGGTTAAGCGTAATTGGTTTATGCTCATTGTTTATGCTGGAAAATTGATAACATCCATCGCGTGTTTTTGTCATGATTTTAATCATGTTGTGACCTTCAATCGTCCTCACAAACACTTCATCTCCAGATTGAACATGGGTGTTAGGCTCAATCACTACAAACTCTCCAGATTGAATACGAGGATACATGCTATCCCCCTTAACTTTTAGTCCGTAGGCTTCCTCGTCAGAACTGTAAATTTGTAGCCAGCCATCCCGAACCTCAACCATGTCGATCATGCCATCAACTCCCAATATGGCTTCACCTATAACTGACACTTTACCTGATCGTAATTTCCCTGCAAATTCAAGTTCTTTGTTATCTTTTGTACTGGTTTTTTGACTTGTATCTTGCAGCGTATCCATCCAACCAACAGGCAGGTTAAGAGATGTCTCAATCTTCCTTGCTAAATTGTTACCGATGTTCCGGTAAGATTTTACTCCCATAAGATGACTAAGCTGAGCTGGGGCAATCCCGCAGCGCTCAGCGAACCCAGCCCGTGTAGAGTTTGGGTTTTCATCAAGATAAGTTTTCATCAAAGCAGCAAGATTTTCTCGCCGGATATTCTTATTTTCCATAAAGCCATTTTTGCACCATTTATCGGTGTGATAAATACGCAAATTGATAAAGGTATTGTAATTTATTTATCATAACGATAAACTCCCGTCTGAAGTTGACAAGAGGACAGAATAAGATGAGTAACGATTTACTCCGATGGAGAAAGGAAGCCAGTTCTGATGAATGGTCAAAGCTGGCATCTCTTGCCAAAACATCAGTTGGATACCTAGATCAAATTGCATATGGTTTCCGCCGTGCTTCACCAAGCAAAGCTAAGCAGATTCAGGCAGCGACTGAAAATTTTGAATCCATCAAACCAGTGACAAAAGAAAACCTTGTATTTGCTGATATAAGATCTTCAGCAGCCTAACAACAAAGCTCTTTAACACCTTTGGTCAGCTCCGCCAGTGTGGGGCATTACTTAAGTGGCAACCCCACGGCTGTCGCACGTCTATTTTTTATCTAAATTCAAATCAACACGGAAATTATCAAGCATGGAACATGCAAAAACACGCAAATCACTGTCATTTATTGGCCGTCACCTGCTGGCTACAGCACATCAGGCATTGAGCACCACACGGCAAACGGTTGTAGCGAAGATGCTCAACGTGGCTGACTCAACGGTTCTGCGCCGTACAGAAAAATTCCCTGAAATTATGGAAACTCTCGCCGCCTGCGGTGTAGAGGATTTTGTCATGCGTGGAGAGAAGAAGTTACCGCTGGATCAGTACAGGTATCTGATGAAGGTAGCGATGGAGTTTGCGAAGTATCAACTTGAAATCACAGAAGAAAGGCCGACTGCTGTAACAGTCGGCTCTCAAGTAACAATGTCTTATTAATCCGTCAAGGAGAATAACATGATTTTAAAGCTGAGCAAAAGGGCGCTACTTGCCGCAATGATTTTTCAGGCAAAGACTGACCCCCGTTATTATTTGTGCGGGATCTGCTTTGCGCCAAATGGCAGGCTCTACGCTACTGACGGCTACCGCGCTTTCATTGGTGAGCATCAGTCTGAAGATTTAGGCGAAAATATTATCGTTAAGATTAAAGGCCCACGGTTTACCAAATTTGATAGGGCTGAAATAGATACCGAAATGGGCGTTCTCACTTACTTAGATGGGATCGGTGAGTGTGTTTCTCTGGCTCCAGTCAGTGTTGTTGACGGGCAGTACCCCGATATTGGAGGAGTAATTCCAAAAGAGAATTCCCCGGTAGACGCGATAGGTTTCAACGCTGGCTACCTGGCTGATATTGAGAAAGCCGCAAAACTCTACAACCCAAAGTGGCCGGGAATAGTTATCAAACCCAGCGGCCAGACAACATCTTCAATTGTTGAGCTTAGTGACACGTTCGAAAAAGCGAGTGTTGTCATCATGCCAATGCGTTTGTAAACACATCAGAAGTTATCAACTTGAAATCACAAATGAAAACGAGGCGTATCAATTAGCCTGACCGTGCCTTTTCTGGAAAGAAAAAACGCTCGGTAGTAGCCGAGCGTCAGAGTTAAAACTAGATGAGGTTTCAATACAACAAACGGGGTAAATAATGGCACGAAAAAGAAGAAATATCAAGCAGGAAGAGGCACGGCGTTACTCCTACCCTCCTGATGGGTTGGTCTCTATCGCAGCGAGCAATCCTGACTATGGGAAGAAGTTTGCTGAAATTTTCCGTTTACAGCAGCAGTGGGTGAAGAATCATGGGCGTAGTTAAATTATCCGACTACAGGTCGCAGGAGAACCAGGCAGATAAACCGGAGTACACCGGTAAGGGGTTTGCCTTGATACACCGGCAATTCATGGACAGCAAGCTGTACAGGGACTCTCAAGCAGTACATTTATGGTTACATTTGATATTGAAAGCCAACTATTCGCCAGCCGTTGTCAGCACTGATATTGGCGAAATGACGGTTGGACGCGGGCAAATGATCACTGGGCGACCCAAACTGGTTGCTGAGACCTTCATCCCTGACAACAAGGTAAAGAGTTTACTCCGCAGTTTTGAGTCGAAAGGCATGTTGAAAATTGAGGCGATTGGCAGGAAATTTAGCCTGATAACCGTCCTGAAATACGACGATTTTCAGCCTCAAAATTGTCCAACGGATGTCCAACGATTGTCCAACGCCAATACCAGTAATAATGCGGCTCTCGGCGATGATTGTCCAACGGATGTCCAACGATTGTCCATAAACAATAATATATATAATAACTCATTAGCTAAAGCTAATGAGAGTGCATTAGCCAACGAAAAACTGCCTAGAAAAAAAACCTCAGTTTCCTGTCGGGATGTTATCGACGCCTACCACGAAATTCTGCCTGAAGCCAAATCGGTCAGAGCGCTGACTGAGAAACGACGCAGTTCGATCCAGACCTTCTGGCGGAAAGCGGGTGTGGTCACGCGCCAACTGGATGGCCATGGCTTTTCGATGGAGGACTGGCGTAAGTACCTGACGTACATCCGTGACAATTGCCGGTGGATGTTTGAGGAGCGCCCCAACCCACAGCGCGGCACTGTATGGCACAAGAAGGGGATCGACTACCTGCTGAACGACAACGTGTATCTCAAGGTGAGGGAGGGCGATCATGATGATCGGTGATTACCGCCTGCCGCCTAGAAGCATCGAGTCTGAACAGTCGGTGTTGGGGGCGATCCTGCTTGATGCACAGAGCGACAGGGTGCAAACCGTGTTTTCGATTCTCAGTGCTGAGATGTTCCACTGCCAACCGCATGTGATTATTTACCGCACTGTGCGGGACATGAACACCCGGAGTCAGGCTATCGACCTGATCACCGTCAGCGAAAGACTCGAGTCTACAGGGGAATTGGATTGCGTTGGTGGCTTTGCGTATCTGGCTGAACTGTCGAAGAATACGCCATCCGTTGCCAACGTTATCGCGTATGCCAATCGTGTGAAGGACTTCGCTATCGAGCGTTTCGCTATCGAGCAGGCGAACAAGATGCTGGAGGTGTTTTATACGCCGTCAACGCTGAGCACCGCCGAGAAACTCGACACGATGCAGGCGCTGGCGATGCACACCGCTGAAAAATCCCGAACGGGATCGATACGTGGCGCGGTGCCATTTGCTGAGGCATTCGATTCATGGATGAACATGGTTGAAAAGCGCTTATGCAACGATCCGGCCGCTGTCGGTATTTCAACAGGTATCCCCTCACTGGATAACCTGCTGGCACCCAAAGGATTGGTCAAGGGATCACTGTTCGTTGTTGGTGCGCGGCCAAAAATGGGCAAGACCACGCTTTACATGAAACTGGCCTTGCATTGTGCGCTGACGGAGAACAAGCCGGCGATAGCATTCAGCCTTGAAATGCCCCAGGAGCAGTTGGTAGAGCGCTCACTGTCTCAGGCATCCGGGGTAAGTTCATCTCATTTTTACCTTGATGGCTATGAAGACAATCGCTTTGCCCTGGCATCGGCAAAGGGGTTGGAGATAGCGCAGACCGGTAATCTCTACATCGACGATACGCCGGGGCTGTCACTGGCTCACATCGTGGCAGAAAGCCGCAGGATTTACCGTGAGCGTGGCGCTATAGGGATGATACTTGTTGACTATCTAACGCTCATGAAAGCCGAGAGGGCAGAGAGAAACGATCTGGCCTATGGGCTGATAACCAAGGGGCTTAAGCATCTGGCCAAGGAGTTGAACTGCGTTGTTGTGCTGCTGACACAACTTAACCGTGAGCTTGAGAGACGCGCCAACAAGCGTCCAATTCCAAGCGACAGCCGCGATACCGGACAAATCGAACAGGACTGTGATTATTGGCTGGGGATCTACCGGGCGGGAGCGTATGACGAGCACGCAAATCAGCGAGACACCGAACTGCTGCTAAGACTGAATCGACACGGCCAAAGCGGCGTTGTTTTTGTAGAGCAGCGTCACGGTGTGCTTTACGACTGCGATCAGCACCATGCAAGGGCGAGAATGGCAGAGGCTGAGCGCCGATCATCGAAACAGAGCGGGGGTTTTTGACCATCCCCGCAAAGGAGATAACCAGTGACAGAATTAGACCAATTACTCATCCTGATATTCGTGGTGTCAGTGATGATTGCTGACAGGCAGCGGTGGCCATGAATAGGCATTAAGTGGTGACAATAAACCCGGAGGATTATATCCGTGCAGGACTTTTGTTTACACAAAAGCACCCTCGGCCAATTCACTCACTACCTCTTCGAACTCATCTCCAGCGGTAAACGCTACCGAGTAAAAATATCCGAATGGCGCGACAAGCGCAGTCTTCCCCAAAACTCACTCCAGCACATGTGGTACGCAGAGCTAAGCGCTTATCTCATCAAGCGTGGCAAGTCCTTCGCGTCGCCAGAATGGGTGAAGGATGCGATGAAACACACCTATCTCGGATATGAAGAGCGGGAAATGGTCGATGTGGTGACCGGTGAAAAGACGGTCATGCTTTCTCTTCGGCACACGGCCGATCTCGATACTGGCGAAATGCATTTCTACCTGACCCGGGTGGAAGGGTGGGCGCTAAACATCGGGTGTCGGCTGACGGTGCCGGCCGACAGTGAATACAACCAGCTTAAAAATAAACAGGTGGCGTAATGCACAAATCTAACACACCGCCAGCAGATCGCGACTACTGGCAAACTCCACAATGGCTTTTTAACGCACTGGATAGTGAATTTGGGTTTTGGCTAGACGCGGCGGCCAGTGCTGAAAACGCGCTCTGTGCACACTACTTAACCGAAACTATCGATGCGCTAACCCATCACTGGAGTAGCAACGGGGCAATTTGGTGCAATCCCCCCTATAGCGATATCACCCCCTGGGTAGCAAAAGCAGCAGAGCAGTGCGCAAGGCAGCATCAACCCGTTGTCATGCTCGTTCCCTGTGACCCCTCCACCGGCTGGTTTAGCAAGGCGCTGGAAAGCGTTGATGAAGTAAGGCTTATCACGGACGGGAGGATCAGCTTTGTAAACCCCGCTACGGGCAAAAAGGGTAATGGCAACAGCAAAGGGTCAATGCTGTTGATATGGCGACCCTATGTAAGACCTAGGCAACAGTTCACCACAGTGCCAAGGAGTTTGTTACTCGCGCTGTCGGGAGCAGTAAACAGGAGGGACGCAGCATGACCTACTCAATCGAGCTAATAGGCTCTCTCATCACCATTGCAATCTGCGTGATCGCGCTTTGGGTGGAAATATGATCGAATTTATCCTTGGCACTTTTATTCTTGGCTCCCTCGCCGTAATTGTCATCTTACTGTCGTACCGCCTGGGGTGGGAAAGTGCACATCTTGAAGTGGCGAGAGAGTGCGAACGGTTAGGGAAGTTTTACGTTGGTAATAAAACATTCCAATGCATATTAATCAGGGGAAACGATAATGGCGCTCAAGCGAGATAAATTTGATGCCGTTTTCTCAGCATTGGTTCGAGAAAGAACCAACTGGCAATGCGACTACTGCGGTAAAATATTCGACTCAACCGATCCCCAGGAACGACAAAAACTCCACTGCTCACACTTCAAATCCCGGCGACATAAATCCACTCGATACCACCCCTACAACGCCTTTGCACACTGCGTCAGTTGTCACCGAAAACTCGAAGAAGATCCCTGCGAATTTACCGCTCATGCGGAGATTACCTATGGGGAAATGACCATCGAGCGAGTAGCGCGTCTAGCGGGCGTTCCTGTGCGTTTAAAGCCCTGGCAGATGGATGAGCTATATCAGCACATGAAAAATGAGCTAAAGCGCATCAGGGAACTTAGATCGCAGGGTTATATCTTCAGGGCTGAGTTCACATTACCGGATTGGTATCAGGAGGGGATTTCTTATCGGATGGGGGAAGCAGCCTAATGTTTACCGACTTGGCGGCAGCGATAGAAGAAGCTCGCTTTCTTCGCGCTGAAACCGGGCGTCATCACTGCATAACTCAGCGCCCTGGTGGGGTTATGTATGTTCGCCAAGAGCGCAATCCTCGGCGTGAGATTGGCCTGAGAAAGTTATACACGACACGGCAAGACCGGTTCGGCACCGTTAACACTGATGGGGTGGGAGCATGAGTATTCGAGAGTTGAAACTCACAAAAGAACAACACGACTGGGTAAACGGTTGGCTGGAACTTTGGGGTGCCTGGGTCTACTCAGGGCGTCTGGACAAGCGGCAAAGCAGCGTTATAGCTCAGTACATGGCAACAGTCACACCGCCACAATACCCCAATCGGCCGATGTGCAATGACGATGATGGAATGCTAATTTCTCAGGTCGTTGATTCCGTTATGTGCATTGACACAAAGGCTATGTGCATTTTGCTAAGCTACTACGCTCATGGATCATCCAAGCGTGCCATCGCATCGTATTATCACAATGCTGCAAGACCACGCAAAATCGACAGAGGGCGATATGGAGAGGGATGGCGCAAGCCGTCATATGGTACTTGTCGAAATGAGATAGAGGATATTCTGACTGCCAGCATTTGGATGATTTACCATCCTCTCCGAAGAGCATTCATTGATCGTAAATCAATCGCTAAAGTTCAACATTTGTCAAAAAAAACCGTTGACATCTTTTAGCCATTTAGCCACAATATATGGGTAAGCTGCCGTAATTGTTCTTATAAATGTACGGCGGCTTTTTTGATTACATTAGATGAGCGCTTTCGCGGTGAGACGGACAGTTTCGTTGTACGAACTTTTGCGGTTGAGCGGAAAGCGCTTTTCGATGTGGTGATAGTTATCTGGGCCGCATAAGACTTACAGCCTCGCCATCGTGCGGGGCTTTTTGCATTCAGTGGAACAGTTAAACCGCTGGCGGCGTGCATCGGTAGGTGTCCACTGGAAAAAGATAAAACTCGCGTCATTTTCAGGGCTGCGCTAATGCGTGGCCTTTTTTGTACCTGATATTCAAGAAATTAACCCGGTGAACGTCAATGAAAGTATTAAAAATTATCGGCGCATCTGTTATCGATGGTGCGCCATTGATGCTGCTGATGATAGCGCTCATCTGGGTCTTTTCTCTGGGATCAACTCAGGTAAAAGATACCGACTACCGCATCAGTCAGGCGGCATACGCCTATCCCCGCGAGATAATCAGCTACGGGCTGACGTTCGTGAATACCGATGATGAGGTCATGACCACGATCCAGAAGTGGAAGGATGATCGCTGGGGGGCGCAGATTGGTGCATTAAGGGTACTCTGCGCTAACGATTTTGATTACGTCAAGTCACTCGGCGGGCCGGGTACGGGGCAACGGATATGCAGGCTCATAAAATGAATCCAAATCAGTCTGATTTCTGGCTTGAACTGTTCAATCAGTACAGCCAGCAGGGTATAGCGGCTGCGTTGGCGTTTGTCATGGCATGGCTGCGGTCAAGATACAACGGCAACCGTTTTTACAGGACGCTCGTTGATTCGGCCATGTGTGCTCTGCTGGGTTGGTTCGCCAGAGACTTGCTGTCGTTAATCGGTGCTGACCCTAAGTACGCTTACTTGGGTAGCGTGGCTATCGGCTATCTGGGGACAGAGTATTTTGGCGGTTTGCTTAAAAATATCGTGGGAAGCAAAACGGGGGTGAGTAATGAAAACGAGTCAAGCCGGTAAAGATCTTATCAGGCAGTATGAAGGTCTGAAGCTGACGGCATACAAATGCAGCGCGGGTAAGGACACTATCGGCTACGGCCACACTCATGGTGTAAAGCCCGGTGACCGTATTACTAAAGCCCAGGCAGATGCTTTTTTGGATGAAGATTTGGCTGTATTCGAGTTGACAGTCAACACGGCGATTAAGCGCCCAATGAACCCGCATCAGTTTGATGCAATGGTTGCGCTGGCATTCAACATTGGCGGTGCTGCGTTCGCTGGCTCTACGCTGGTGAAGAAATTCAACACAGGCGATATACAGGGCGCGGCCAAAGAGTTTCCCCGCTGGTGTCACAGTGGCCGCATTGTAGTGCCTGGTCTGGTCAAGCGACGGGCGGCAGAGCGTGAGATGTTTTTGCGATGATCCCCTTCAACTGGAAAGTGAGCCTTGCTGCGCTATCAGGGTGGATAATCGTCATTCTGTCTATAGCCACTTGGCATTACCGCGACAACTATCGCCAAGCACTGAGTAAGCAGCAAGAAGTGGAGAAATTAGCGGAGTCCAGGCTAGACACAATCAACGCCATCCAGCGCCAGCAAAAAGAAGTCGCAGCCCTCGACGCTAAATACACCCAGGAGCTTACCGATGCCAGACTTGAGAATGATCGTCTTCGTGCTGATGTCGCCGCTGGTCGTCGCCAGTTGCGCATCAAAGGCACCTGTAGTGTGTCCAAAACCGCCACCGGTGCCGGCATGGGCAATGGAAGCGCCATCGAGGTCAGTAGAGAAGCTGGATCAACTGTTCTCGATATCCGTTCAGGAATGATTAGCGATCAGCGGAAACTAAAATTTTTGCAGGCGTATTTGAAAGGACAGTGCCAGTAGTGGAATCAGAGGGAAAAAAGCCCCAAATGACAAAGGGGCAAGTCTAACAACACCAGGGAAAACTTTCGCTACATAACTTACTGGATACTGAACTATCAATGTTGTGATCTAGATCAGATTTTTACCAAAAAACCCCTGTCATAACGACAACCCCCCAGCCTAGACACAGACCGGGGCTTTTTTATGCAGTAAATCTCTGTGCAACGCAATGCACATCTAAACACATCGAATCCGATCCCTTTGAAATGAGCCTTTGAGGAAGTCAGTTAGTGCTGGCGAGCCTTCGATGGGCTGATTTCCATTGCGGCAAAGGTTCATTTCAAAGAAAGGTAATACGCCATGAAAAAAACAGTGACTGTCATTTCACATGAAGCGCCAACTATGAGCAGCCTGGAAATGGTCGAATACATTAATGCTGATCGGAGATCAAAATCCGAAGCGTCAGGAATGAAATTCCCATGCAAGAAATACAGCAAGCTACGTCACGATAGCCTCATGCTAAAAGTTCCAAAAGTTTTGGGTGAAAATCAATCTCCAAAATTTTATGGAGATTACACAGACGAGAAAGGGCGTACTTACCCCTGCTACTACTTCCCAAAACGGGAAGCTTGTCTCATGGCGATGAGTTACAGCTATGAGCTTCAAGCTAGAGTGTTCGATCACATGACGAAGTTAGAAGGGAACAGTGGAATAAACCTTCTTGATTTCTCAGGCTTGACAGAGATGGCCATTAGCGAGATGCAAAATCGTGTAGCTGCGGCAGAAAAGTATTCATTCGAGGAGCACGGCCAAGCGGGAAGTGCACTGATGATGCGCCGGAAAAGAGAGAAGAAGGCCATCAAGAAAGCCGAGCAGTTAGTTAAGGAGCTTATCCAGTTCAAGCTATCTGACCTTGGGAATTTCCCTTCTGGAGATATTAGAGCATGACAAAAAACGAAAAGAAGCAGTTGGAAACTGTCTCTCAATACCTCAATGACAGCCATCAATTATTAACCTGTGGCAGAACACAGGCGGGAGTGAACAACGTCGAAAAGGCGAGGGTGCTACTTGCAATGCAAGACGCGAAACGCCGAGGGTAATTGTCGCCTAATAGCCGAATCGGGTGACGATAAGTTTCTTGGTGGGCGCGAAATTAATAGCATCAGGCCATCGCAATTTGCTCGCCTTGAATCAACAAGGTTGTTTATCAAAGAGTTAGCTAAATGTGATTTGAGCACACATTTAAAAACTGCGCGCGAATGCTTTATTTACAAACTGTGTGTAGATACACTTAGTATCCGATTACAAAAGGAACTCACCATGATTTACTCAAACGTAAAAACTTACTACATATCGGGTGGTAACAACACACGGCTTGTTCGTTATGACGTAATTAAAATAGATAGTGACATTAAAATAGATAGTGACATTAAAATAGATAGTGACGTTTTTTTAGTTAAAGTCATTGAAGAACAAAACAAGGGGAATGCAGGGCCTAAAACTCTTGCTCTTTTGGAGGAGTTTGAGATTACTCGCGACGAATACAAAAAGCGTTATTGTAACAGTGGTTTTCAAACAGTAATCAGGGTTGATATGCGCCCAACTTTCGAAGATACGATATTGCAAGATCTTCAAGAGCACAGAAATAAACTTGATTGAAATATAGCCGCCCATTGGGTAATGCTTGTCAGTTAAGCTTTTGAGGACGCCGCAACGGGTAACGTTGCGGCTTCTTTTTTACCGCTCTTGGATAATGTCTTTGCCGTCTGGCTGGCAGGACGAAGCTTTCAGCCATCGCCAGGATTTCATTCATCACTTTCGGCACCTTTCCCGGAGCCACCGCTGGCAGTATGCTCAGTTGCGCTGTTAGATACAGTGCAGCCTGTTTAAACCCTATCTGGTAAGGCTCCACGTTTTTCAGGCTGTAAGCCATCTGTGCCATCATGAACCTCAGCAGGTTATAAGCCAGCACTACACCCCAGAGTTCCTGTCTTATTAGCTCTGGCTTTCTGCTTCTCAGCGTCAGTTCATTTTGCAACAGATGCTGTTTCATTTCTCTGAAGCCATGCTCGATTTCCCAACGCTGCCCGTAAAGGTCAACGATATCAGCTTTAGGGTAACGTAACGGATCGCACATTGACGTCAGGATCTGTATTGTTTTTCCGTTGATTTCTTTACTTATCAACCTCGCCGTCAGTGTTTGAGGCGCATCTTTCCATTTCTTACGGGCCTGAGGGGTTAAGCTGAGTTCGACCAGTTCATGTCCTGCACCCAGCTTCTCGCGCACCTGATACTGCGCGCCTTTGCGCAGTGGGATCATCCAGTGTTTTTCTGTTCCTGATGACCACCAGTGGTGAAGCAACCCGAGTGCATAGAAGCCTTTATCCAGTATCGTCAGTGAGTGGTCCTGCGTCTGCCCGGCCAATTGAGCGGCAAGGTCAACTTCGCTGGTTTCTGACACGCTGCCAAAGCTCACACCGGATAACAGATGACTGGTCACTTCCATCTGACAGACCATACGCAGCTGTGGCCAGTCGGACTGGGCATACTCATTAGCTGTTCGTCCAAAAGCAGCATCATTTTCCGGCGTGTCCGGTGTTCTCCACAGAGTGCCGTCTACAGCCATCAATGTCAGACCGTTCCAGTGGGATAACGGTGTTTTCTCGAACCAGAGTTGGCGTGTTTTCTCGAAAACCAGTCTAACCACATCTTCCCCGAGCCGCTGACGGGCTTGTACCACGGCGCTGGGTGCGACAAAAGGACGCTTACCCGGCAGCATAATATCGAGATGTGAAACCAACTGATTCATGGAAAATGAGCGGAACAAGGACATACCGGCGACAGCCCAGACCATCATCTCCATGGGGAGACGGCGCTTGCGAAGCGTCACGACCCCGGTATCAGCCAGGCACTCATCGATAAGCTCAGGTGAGAGCAAATCAGACAGTGCAGCAAACTCTTTAGGAGAGAATTTAAGAACGGCATCAAGCGCCTGACTCAGTAACATAAAAAAATCCGTAATCTCAGGGAGATTACGGATTTTCACACAGAGGTAGGATCGTTCAAGTGATCCTTAACTGATCGGCATTACGCCCATTGGGCGGTTTTTTTATGGGGGTGAGAATGGCTGGTTTAAAAGAGCTGTCAGCTCAACTCCAGAGCGTACGGAAGCAAATCCCGTTTGCCACCGCGCAGGCACTAACCCGCGTAGCCCGAAAGATTGCGGACGCGGAGAGAACTGCTTTTAAGCGTCACCTGGAGAACCCAACACCGTTTACTGTCAATGCGGTCAGATCGTATGGTGCTAGAAAAAGCAATCTAAAGGCCAAGGTGTTTGTTATGGATACTGCGGCCAGTTATCTGGAGCCGTTTGAATTTGGTGGTCAGCATAAGCTGAACAGCCAGGCGCTGCTTAACCCTAAAAACATCAAACTGAATAAATACGGCAACTTGCCGCGTAATAAACTCTCGCAACTCAAGGCCAAGCCTAATACGTTCGTCGGTGAGATAAAGGGTGTCAATGGTGTATGGCAGCGCAAGAAAGCTTTAAAAGTCAAGAAGGGTAAAAAACGGCGGAAGCGTTCAGCAAATGGTACTCGCCGTGAGAGGGTTAAACAGAGGCCACCAAAATTACTGATTCGGTTCGGTGACGCACTGCCCGTTAAGCCAACGTTGGGTTACTTTGATCGAGCACAGGTGATGGCTAATGCTCTGATGCCTACAGAGTTAAGCAGAGCAATGGCTGAAGCCATGGTGACGGCAAAATAACCACATCCAATACAGAAATACCCCCCTCAGAAAAAATGGGTCCTTCCTAAGTGATTGATATTACAGGGGCATTGCGCGCCCCGATATTTCACTAGCTATCAACTTTTGAAATTTGGGTAACAGGTAACACCTGAGGTAACAGATGAACCAGTCAGATTTTGCCAAACTTCACGGCGTCAGCCGAAAGACGGTAACGAGCTGGAAGGCCCGTGGTTGGCTGGTTCTGGCCGGAGATGAAATCGATGTTGAAGCGTCTAACGCCAACATTGAGCGCTTCCGAAAAACTGTTACCCGCCCGGAAAAAAAAGCGGCAGGTAACAGACAGGGTAACAAAACAGGTAACAGATCCTCGGGTAACAAGTCAGGTAACAAAAACGATAAGGCGCTGCCCGAGTCTGCGACGAAAACCGTCGAGCGGATGATCGCCGAGCACGGCGTCACCATGTCGCTCGATGAAGCCCGCCAGATGAAAGAAAACTTCCTCGCGTTGCTTACCCAGCTTGATTACGACATTAAATCCGGGCAGGTGTTGCCCTATAAAGACATGATCGAGGCGGTAGGTCATGAATACGCCCGCATGCGCACCCGTCTCATTGCGATTGCTCCTGAACATGGCCCCCGGTTGCGGGGGCTGGCTTCCACCACTAACGACGCGGAGTTTGTCCAGGCACTGCAAGAGGTGGTGTATGAGGCGCTGGAGGAATTAAGCATTGATGCAGATAACCCTAGGAGAGAGGTCTGACAACACAGCCTGGCGTAATTTTACCCGTGATCTGCGCCAGCGACGCGCTGATGTTCGGCCACCTGAGCCGCTATCACTGAGCGAATGGGCTAACAAATACGCAGTATTGTCGAAAGAGACCAGCGCCCAAACCGGCCGCTTTCGTTCCTTCGCCTATCAGGATGGCATCATGGATGCCATTACCGATCCTTCTGTTACACAGGTTTCGGTAATGAAGTCGGCACGTGTCGGGTATACCAAAATCCTTGACCATGTCGTTGGCTATTATCTGGCGCATGACCCGTCGCCGATCCTGATCGTTCAGCCGCGTGTCGAGGATGCCGAGGATTACAGTAAGACCGAGATCGCGCCGATGCTGCGTGATACTCCCGTGTTGGCGGAGATCTGCGGTGACCCTAAGGCCAAGGACAGTAATCAAACTATCCTCAAGAAGACGTTTGCCAACGGTGCCAACCTGACGCTGGTGGGGGCAAATAGCCCAGGGGGATTCCGCCGTATCACCTGCCGCATCATTCTGTTTGATGAGGTGGATGGCTACCCTGCTGGCGGTGCCGGTGTGGAGGGCGATCAGATTGCACTGGGTATCAAACGCTCAGAGACATTCTGGAACCGCAAGATAGCGTTGGGATCAACGCCAACGGTGAAGGGGACCAGCCGTATCGAAAAGGCATATGAGGAGAGCGATCAGCGTCGCTATTACGTGCCATGCCCGCATTGCGGTGAATATCAGGTATTGGAATGGGGAGGCCCGGATACCCCTTACGGCATCAAATGGGACAAGGATGAGCAGGGTGAGGGCATACCTGAAACGGCTTATTACGTTTGCCGCCACAATGGTTGCGTGATCCACCATAACGAAAAATCCTCAATGGTAAAGCGGGGTGAATGGCGGGCAAGCAAACCGTTTAAGGGTCATGCTGGCTTCCACATCTGGGCGGGGTACAGCCTGTTCCCCAATGCCGCATGGAAATACCTGGTTGCCGAATGGCTGCGGGTTAAAAATGATCCACTCATGCGTCAGACGTTTATTAACCTTGTGCTGGGCGAACCCTACGAAGATCGGGGTGAAAAAGCACTAAGCGAAAAACGTTTGCTAGAACGTTGTGAGGTCTGGTCTGCCGAAGTGCCTGATGGCGTGGCCGTGCTGACAGCCGGTATTGATACCCAGGATGGGCGCTTTGAAATTGAAGTCACTGGCTGGGGGCGTAATGAAGAAAGCTGGTCGATAGCGTTCGATGTCATTGAGGGCGATCTGGAAACAGATGAACCGTGGAAGAGACTAGATATCTATCTGAAGCAAATCTGGCGGCGTGCTGATGGACGAGGTTTTACCATCATGGCGGCTTGCATGGACTCCGGTGGCCACCACACGCAGAAAGTGTACGAGTTTGCTAAAGAACGTCTTGGCCGCCGTATCTGGGCTATTAAAGGTGAATCGGCACGAGGTGGCAAACGCTCTCCGGTATGGCCGACAAAGAAACCAACCAATCGTAGTAAATCCAGTTTCAAACCGATCATCATTGGCGTCAATGCGGCAAAAGACACTATCCGTGGCCGGTTGCATATCGATCCACCCGAGTTGCCAGGTGAGCCATCAGCCAGCTATATGCACTTTCCTGATTCCCGTGATCTGAACTATTTCAGCCAGCTATTAGCCGAGCGTTCAGTGCTAAAAGTGTCTGGTGGCCAGCGTTACCGCGTGTGGGAACAACTGCCCGGACGCGCTAACGAAGCGCTGGATTGTCGGGTGTATAGCTACGCGGCGCTGTGCGGACTGTTTTACATGGGGCTGAAGCTTAATTCTCTGGCTGACAGCATTGTACTTAACCCGGATCGCCTGTTACCTGCTCCGGTTGAGTCGGTAGAAAAGCCTAATCTGCGTTTACCCGGTGGTGTTACCGAGGAACCCGCAGAGAAGCCTAAACGCAAGCGCCTGTCACAACTTTTGCCATCGTAAGGACTTCTATGTTTAACCGCAATACCAGCCTGCTGGCCGGAGCGATGACGCGTGAACAATTGCAGGATGCGCTGACTAAGGCGCAGCAGGCGTATATCGATCTGGCCTCGGGATCACGCGGTGTGTCGTTCTCATATACCCAAGGAGACGGCACCCGGTCAGTTTCTTTTCAACAGGCATCAATGGCTGACCTGATGGCGCTGATCCAGCTTCTCCAGGCTCAGTTAGGGATTAATATCAGGCCGCGCCGTCCAATGAGGTTCAGATTCTGATGAATGATGTCAAGATACTTGGCCCCAACGGGCAACCGTTGCCGCCATCCCGTTCAAAGGCGTCCATGCTGGTAGGCGGAAGTCGGGTGCCGTACGACGCCGCTGACTCATTCAGTGACCAGTTGGCAAACTGGCAACCGGCGCTATGGTCGCCCGACAATGAGATCAATATTTACCGCGATCGAATTGTCTCCCGTGTCAGGGATTTGGCCCGCAATGATGGGTGGGCCAGTGGCAGCATTACCCGGGTGTTGGATAACGCCATTGGCGCTAACTTTCGCCCCATCCTGAAACCTGATTACCGCATGCTGGCGTTGATGACGGGTAACAGTGCATTTGACTCCACTTGGGCGGATGAATACGGCAAAGTGATCGAGGCACACTGGCGGTCATGGGCGCAGGATGACCCCGGCCGTTTTTGTGACGTTGAGCGAAAACAAACGGTGTCGCAAATGCTGAGGCTGGGCTTCCGTCACAAACTGATTGATGGTGATGCGCTGGCAGTTCTGCAATATCGGCCTGATCGGCTTGGGCGAGGGCGAGGCCGTTACGCCACGACAGTGCAAATTGTTGACCCAGATCGACTGAGCAACCCGCAACAAAACTTCGATATGCCGAACATTCGTGGCGGTGTCGAAATTGATGGTGATGGTGCGCCAGTAGCCTATCACATACGTGAAGCGCATATCGGCGACTGGTGGAGCGGAGCCAAAACGATGACCTGGCAGCGTATCCCGAGGGAAACCGATTGGGGCCGACCGCATGTGGTGCATGATTATGACCATGAGCGTGGTGCCCAGCATCGTGGGAACGGGATATTAACGCCGGTGGTACAGCGCCTGAAAATGCTCATCAAGTACGATCAGACAGAGTTGGAAGCGGCGATATTGAATGCGGTCTTCGGTGCCTACATTACCTCGCCGTACGATCCGCAGATGGTTGAAGCAGCGATGGGGGAAACCTTCGACGATACCAGTATTGGCGCTTACCAAGATGGTCGTGTTGATTTCCATAGAGATCGTCGCATATCTCTGCAAAACGGCGCACGAATGCCAATCTTGTATCCCGGTGAGGATGTCAAAGCCGTCAATGCGGCACGCCCGCACAGCAATTTTGAAGTATTCGAAAGTGCAGCATTACGTAATATCGCCGCTGCAACGGGGCTTTCTACCCAGCAGGTAACACAAGACTGGTCTGATGTTAACTACAGCTCTGCACGTTCGGCGATGTTGGAAGCATGGAAAACGTTGACCCGCCGGCGTGATGATTTTTCTGTCGGGTTTGCACAACCTATCTTGTCTGCGTTCATCGAAGAAATCCACGACACGGAAGATTTACCGCTGCCGAACGGCGCTCCGCACTTTCTGGATGCCAGGGCGGCCTATTGTCGTGCGCGCTGGATGGGGGCCAGGTCGAGGCTGGGTAGATCCGGTGGCAGAGAAGAAAGGGGCCATACTCGGTATGGATGCCGGACTTTCCACGTTGGAAATGGAAGCCGCAGAAAACGCCGGTGAAGACTGGGAGGAAATGCTGGATCAGCGTGCCAGAGAAATCGCGGCATTTGAAGAGCGCGGATTAACGCCACCTAGCTGGGCGCAAGCTGATGTATTTGCACCTGAAACAATTAAAGATCCGGAGGCAGAGTGAATTTACCGCATCTGGCGCAGCGGCTATTTAACACGCCGCTGGCGCTGCACCCGCAAAAGGCCGAAGTCGTTATGGCCGCAATGATGGACCGTTTCGGGATCACTCGTATCAACACCTTGGCCTCTGACTGGTTAGGGGACGATGATAGTTTTATCCGTAAAGCTAAAAAACAAGATAACGGTTATGACGTGGTAGATAGCGTCGCCATTATTCCTGTTCAGGGAACATTAGTTCAAAAGCTAGGTTCATTGCGCCCCTACAGCGGCATGACCGGGTATGACGGCATCCGCCAATCATTCCTGACTGCGTTTGAACGATCCGGCGGTGAGCGGCATCTGTCTGGATATCGACTCCCCAGGGGGAGAGGTTGCAGGGTGTTTTGACCTTGTTGATGAGATTTATCACGCTCGCGGCTCTAAACCGATACACGCGATCCTGTCAGAAAATGCCTATTCCGCAGCCTACGCTATTGCCAGCGCCGCAGATTGCATCCACGTTCCGCGCACAGGGGGGGTGGGATCGATAGGTGTCATCGTTATTCACTGTGACTGGTCACAGCGGATCAAAGATGATGGGCTGGCGGTCACCATCATCACTTACGGTGACCGCAAAGCTGAAAGCAATCCTTACGTCAAACTGACTGATCAGGCTCGCGCTGCGATACAGGATGATGTGGATACGATGGGTAGACTTTTTGTCAGCACGGTAGCCCGCAATCGGGGCATCACTGAAGAAACTATCCGCAATACCCAGGCTGCCTGTTTTCTGGCGGCTGATGGCGTCAGGTTGGGACTGGCAGATGATGTCATGACCCCTGATGCCGCGTTCCGAAAATTATTGAATGAAGCAGGAGCTTAA